CCTCTAATTTTTGAATTAACTCCTCTGATGCGCCCTGCGTTAATGCCGATGCCAGCTCTCTGCGCTGTGTAACGTCCAATAGACATATCACTGGCAAAAATGGAATCAAGCGTGTCATTCGAATCAACGAGGACACACGAGGCAAACTGTCTGACTGGAGTACGCACTCCCGCCATGACCGGCGTTGGAATGTTGAGTTTAAAAAGCGAGGTCGCGTCATAGTATCTCCTTACATAATACATTCTATCTTCTTTAGGATATTGTGCAAACAATGTTGCCGCAATCATCATATACATGAACTGAGGTGTTTCAAAAACTTCACCTGATGATCTATCCTGCACAAGATATTTGTCAACCACCTGACGCAGACCTGCGTAGGTAAAATTTTCATCACGCTTGTGGTGAATATAACTATCTAATTTATCTATTTCATTTTCAGTGTAAAAATCAAGGATAGAAGCATCGTAAACACCTCTTTCAATATTTAATTTAATCATTTCTTTGAAAGACTTTTGTTCAAATCCTCCAAATACTTCTTTGTATATTCCGTAACTTAGTAGTCTTGCCGCGGCATACTGATAGTTAGGTGCTTCTAAACTTATGAGATCATTTGCGGAACGAATTAATATGTCTTGTATTTCACCTGTCGTCATACCATCATAAAATTGTATATTTGCGTTCATTTCAATTTGGCTAGCACTTACTCCTGCTAATCCTTCACAGGCATGCATAACAACCTTGTGTATTTTATCTATGTTTAAGTGCTCTTTAGTACCATCACGTTTGATGATCATCGTTCCGTTTGACATTTTCTCTCCTCTATCTCTCTAATTGATTGGGTATTTATTGTAAAGCATCCATGTGGTAAATCTTCTTGGTATCATAATATTTTGGAAGGTTACCTGCATGAACATACTCTCCATTTCTGTGTCCAATTACAATATCATCGACATGTAAAAGGTATAAAGTGGCAGAATTTTTTGTATCTATAATGATATGTATCTCAAATTTAGAACGGGAAAAGCGTTCTGTTAACTGTAAAGAATAACACATCCCTAGTACACGACAGAAGTCGCAATACTGATTTTCCTGCACAAGTTCCCATGGGCTCGGCCACGTTTTATTATCCCATGGATCTGTGTGGATACTCACCGTTGGTGCTTGATTGTAAAACATTTCTACATCATGGAAAGGCTGTTCAGATGCTTCTAATTTGTTACGAAATTCTGACCAAGCCGCAAGGCGTTGCTCATATTTTTTACCGAACATTACTCACCTGTTGCATCAACAATTGTTTTACGTAGGTTAACTTTGAATTCTATTTGTGAAACATCATCACTAGGCATTGAACTTCCTATTCTAATATCTAGTGTGTCGTCTATTGTATCGCCATCAGCATCTTGTATTAGTGCATCAAAACTTATATCATCTTCATATGCTGTTGTTCCTGTATAGTTTTGATTATCAGATAATGATAACGTTTTATCAATTCCGTTTATATTAATTGTAAGAGTTCCACTTCTAAATGCTGTGTAATTTCTGCTTGTTACAAGATATTCTATATCATATCTTTGATTTGCAATCTCGTCCTCAGCAGGTAATCTAAATCTTTTTTGATGTATAATGCCGTTGGCATCTGTTCCTGTTCTTGAAATTGTGTTTAGAACATGAACTTGTCCAAATGTAGCATCCACTGCACCTTCTATTTCAGGCACATATTTGACACTGTCCCAATAACTCGAATCATATGATAATACAGAAGTTCTTCCAAAAATATCATTATTACTAATATTTGATACTTGTTCAAATTTAATAACGCTGTAACTTGGAACATGCTCAGCACTACCATTATTACCACACAAATCAAATTTATTGTTTATGCTTGAATTTTTAACTCCAAATTTCATCCAAATTGCTTGTCTGTCAATGTCGTGAAAATAACAACTTTCTATTACGTTTTGATTAGGTCCTTTTTCTTTTCCACTTCCTGGTGTTATGTCTAATGAAGTTAGTCCAGTGCCAAAACCTACACCATAGCCATTATCACAGAATTCACAATCTTTCCAATTTACATTGTGTATGTCCCAATCACTTTGCACACCGTAACTGAAATTTGAAAAAGAACAATTTGTAAATGAGTTGTTTTTTGTTTCAACTGAGCTACTTAAATTATTAAGCTCAATACCAATTTGATCATTTGATATTGCATTTCCTGACTCCCAGTTACCCATAACTTTGATATCTTCAAAAATACTATTTTTACAACTATCAAGAACAAGAGCTTTGTTATCTACAGTTGTGTGTAGAGTAAAGCCTTTCATTGTAATGTTTGTTGGCTGATTTAATGTAGTGGTAGAAGCGTGTGAAGCAGGATTTCCTACTGTGCTAGAACTGTTTACAGTTTTAAATAGTGGCTTGTTTACTGTGTTAGATCTTATGACAGTCTTATCTGCTCCTGCACCTATTAATGTTGCTTGCGGAGGAATGTAAATCGTATCGTCGATAATATATTCACCAGCTTCAAAAAACAATTCTACTCTACTAGAGATTGATCCTTTGTTAGCATCATTTATATATAATTGATCAATTGCGTTTTGAATGTAGCTAGTTGCAATCTGTGTTGTTTCACCTGTTGCACCAAATGCTTTGACGCTCACACGATCATCTAAACGAGCTTGTAATGTCCTTTTATAATTAACACCAGAATCCCCTCCTGTGTTCATCCAAGCATCATCTGATCTATAAGAATAAGTGTCTGCTAAATCAAAAAGATTATCGTATTGAGTTAAAACTTTTGTGTTGCCAACTGCTGGTGCACCTTCACTTACTGCACCGTTTCCAATGTAAAGTTCCCTAGCATCTACAGCCCAACCCAATTCACCTGATGCAAGTTGTGGTATGCCGCTTCCTGCGTTTTTTTGTCCTCTACGAACCTGTATTCTTGATATTTGTACTACAGCCATCTTAATCTCCTGTTACACATATTTATCCGTGTTTCTCATAATATGTGTGAACCCTGTTCCACCATTCTTGTTCCCATTCTGCAAATTCATCTGGCCATATATCAAACTGCTGGTATTCTCCTGCACGACTGCACATGAATACATGTCCTTCACGTATATCAGTACCATACACATCATTGTGTGCAATTGCATATGCTGTAAGTTGTAGGAAGTAATCAACCACCCATTCTGTCTTTTTGGGCTTGTTAGTTTGTTTGAAGTCCATAATACAAGGTTTACCTTTGTATAGTCCCACTAAATCTGTTGTGCCTGCATATATTTGTGGAACATAAAGAGCTACTTCACTACCCCATATTTCGTCTACATGATCAAGTGCATTTTCTTTAATTTGTGTTGCCATCATGTGAGCTTGTTGAGCGTAAGGATTACTTCCGGGAGTAGGCCATTCACCTGTCTCAACATAATCTTCAAGATATTTGTGCATCCGAGTACCAACACCTGCGGCTTCTGTTGTAATCTCTTGTGCTTTTTGTTCTCCTACACGTTTGCGCCATTCAATAAGATGTGTCTTATCTTTGGTTGCATCTAATATAGTTGTAACACTTGCAACAGCATTACCGTCAGGTGTAAGATACTTTCTTTTACCGTCTACTGATTTACGTTCAATTGTAGGATAATCAAACTTATTTGAAATTAGGCTCATTTATTTCCTGCTTAAAATCTATAACTAAAGTCCTACGAGTTTTACTTGTAGGATATGCGCCATGCATCACTGCTCCTTCCGCAACAAGGAATTTACCTGCATAGTAAGGGAAAACTGCACAAAGGTTATCACCGTCTGGTTCGGAGAACACAGAATAAAATGCGCCATCGCTTGTGTTTTCGTTTTCATTTGTATCAAAATACAAACAAGTTGTAATTATACTATATCTATAGGCATGATTGTGTAAGGCTTGCCAACCACCTGGGCCATATGTAATTGCCCAACCGTGATCTATTTCCCCTGCCCTAACAGGAGATTCTTGTTCAATTAATAATTGATTAGTTCTTTCTCTGACTACATCTGCAATAGGCTTTAGTTCTTCATTGGTATAATAATGCTGGATACCATTATTTGTTGCAGTGGTACGACCATCACGATTATCTTCTAATCCATCAAACAGATATTCAAACTGTTGGTAATCTGGAAAGTCAGATTCAATAATCCATTGCTGAAAGTTCCAAGCACTATGTAGTCTTGTCATCTTGATCCTCTAATTCATATTCGTCCCAACGATCCATAAAGGGATCCATTGCGTAATAAGGATCAACCGTACTAAATCCATCTTCAGCATCAATAGTTTTTACTTCAGGAACGTAATGTTTTATCATTTGTTCAACACCCATTTTAAGTGTCATTGTACTACCAGCACAACCTGAACAAGCACCTTGTAATTCTAAAACTAGATGCCCATCTTTATATGATGTAAAACCTATAGCACCACCATGTCCTGCCACAGCCGGACTAACCTTGGTTTCTAGTAAGTCTTTGATTTGTTCTATGACTTCTTCGTCACTTCTCATACTATTCTCCTATTCAATATAGTATAGCAGAAAATATTATATTGTCAAGTGTTAAATTAAGTCTTTGCCTAAATCTGTAGCAGATTTAGCCATTTTGGAAACTGAGTTGTTTCCTGTAGTATCACCTTGTGGTGTGTCGTCTGGTTGCTCTTTAGTCTTAGGTACTATACCTTTTTCGCTAAAGTTTGCAATCATTGTCTTAACACGATTATCAGTGTCATAAGCGGCTTTAAATGTTTCGTAATCAAACTGTTCGCCGCCTACGTTTTGCATAAGTTTGTTTAAATCAATATTTTTTGAATCAGAACGTATGTCGTTAGGTTGAGGTTTTGTAAAATGTAAAAAGAGCTTTTCGCCTTTTTGATCGGCTTGACCTATAATAGTTCTTAGCACTTGCACAAGTTTAGGTGCTAGTGTTGTTTGCTCTTCTTCTTTTAGGATTTCGGATACCCTCATAGTGTATCCTTACTTTCTGCTTGACAGTATTGTACCTAGTCTGCGTGATAGGTTTACTGATTCGCGTCTTGCTCTACCAGCTTCATCTTCACCGCCAGCTGCCGCTTCGGCTGCCGCAAATTCATCTGTTGCACCTTCTGCATCAACTGTTGGTTCCATTTCTGCTTCTGGTTCCATTGCAGGTTCATCACCCATTGGCTCAGCAACTTCAGCTTCGCCTGTTAGCATACCAACACCTTGTGTTAGTGAAACTCTTGTTTGCTCCATTGCCGCATATAATGACTCAAGTGCAGGCTTAACTGTGTTTGTAAATGACTCACTCTGTTGTGCGCCCATTTCATCACGGATAGCATCTGCTAGTTCAAGCATTGATTCTGACTGCATTTCTGCTGTGTCTTCCATCCAACCTGTTAATCTGTCAACCATGTCTTTGGCTGCCATTACAAGTTCTGCTTTGTCTTCTTCACCTTCAAGTAGCTTCAGAGAATACTTAAAATAGTTTTCAATTATTTGCTTACCTTCGTCCATTGATTCTTTAGCTCCTAATAAATCAAATAATGATGATGGTGGTTCTTTTTTAGCTTTAGCCATAGGCTTGTTTCCAGGATCGGCAGCCATTGCGGCCTTATTTTTATTAAATCGGTCAATTATTTTCATAACTTCTGCACGTTTTGCAGGAGGAATAGCATTGTATGCTTTTAGAGCGTCTGGATTCAATTTTAACATTCCTGCATCAATCATCATCTGCACTGCTGGATCATCTATCTCAACATCATCCCCCGCAACTTTTTTGTTGCCGCCAGGGCCGCCGTACTGCCAATATCTATCACCACTCATTTTACCTAGGTCAGACTTTGTACCAAACTTTTTCTGGATAGCTCTCATTTTGTTTTTGTCAGAATCGTATGGACTGTCTACACCATCAAACTCGTCTACTTGATCTTCACCGACTGGCTTTTTCTTTTTATCTTTAAGAGCTTTTTTCATAGGCTCTTTTTTGTCGCCATCTTTGTCGAAATCTAAGTAGTCTGGTTTTGCGCCTTTTTCCATTACGTCTGCACGTTCTTGTATAGCCGCATTAAGAACATCAAGGAAGAGTTTGTTCTTAGCATATGTTTCATTTTGTGTCAGTCCACTGAAACTTTCATTTGTTTCAATGTCGCTTAACTTTGTGCGTATTTTGTTACGAGCATCTTGTAGTTGCTCTAGTGTAAATGACTCAACGTTTATCTTTGTACCAAACTTCTTGGCAAGTGTTTCGTTAAGTGTTTTCGAATTAATCGGTTTGTTAAGTTCTCTAATGTTCATGTCTACTCTTCCTAATAGATTTTGTTATAGTTATTTATCATTGTTATAAGAATATCAGGGAGTCAAGAGAGCGTTTTGCTGTCTCTGTACGTGATCTAGCTATATCTAACCTTGTTTCTACTACATCTCTCTTAATAGGGTCCTTGGTTATACGCATTGTATTAGCAAAAAACTGTGCATCATTGAAGTTTTTTTCAATTACATGGTCAAGATCCTGTGCTTTTTGTATTACATTTACACCTTGTGCTAGATTCTTGGCTATTGCTACTGCGGCTGTTTTGCTGAACGTGGTTGTAAGATGCTTTTTCTTTGACATATCATATATGTTATATCCACGCCTATTGCTTCTTATGGTAAATCCGCCAATACGAATGCTGTTGCCTTTACAGTAAGGAAACATACTTGGATCTAAATTTGATTCGATTAATTTTTTAAGTTCAACAAGGACTTTTTCATTTATCATTTTTAGCAACCATTATACCCTTATTTGATTGTATCTTACTTACCAAACTTTTGCGTATAAGGTTGTTTATTATGACTTGCTGTCTTTCACTTAAACTTGCAAGTGGAACCATACCTTCGAGCTTGGTGTATTCCGCTTCTTCTTCATTTGTCATATAGATATCAAAACTATCTAATAGTTCATTTAATTTCATTTAAGTGCCGCCATTTGCGCCATTAGAGCTTTCTTTTGATCATCCAATGCTTTAATTTGTGCTTGTAGTGTTGCTCTTTGCGCTTGCATATTTTTCTTTCTATCAGCTTCTGCTTTTGAAGGATCTACTTCAGGAGTATTTCCTTGAGGCATTTGGCTTCCTGTGGGTTGATTTCCTGTTTGATTTTGTTGGGGAGCGTTTGGATTGTTAGGCTGACCCATTTGTTGATCTAATTCTGTAATCTTCATATCTTTCTCCCTCTCTGACGTGGTTTGTTTAATGATGCTACTCTACGTGCGCCTGCGCTTGAACGTTTTGTAATCTTTGTTCTAGCTGAGGCCATTGAAGCTTTTGCTCCACGTCTCGTTTTTTTCAAAGTATTACTTTTTTGAAAATTTATAGGTGCGTTACAAGATGAAGGACTTGCTCGAACTTGTCCTTTACGCGGTCCACTTGTACATCTAAATTTTAGAGTAGGTGAACTGCCTTTCTTTCTTTGGTACGCCCTTGATGTTATTTCCAGCACTATCATTTTTTCTTATTCAGTCCTTTTGATAATCTAATACTTGCTGGATTTGTACGTTTGGTCCTTTTAGCCTTACGTGCCATTCTAGCACCTAATCTAGCTCTAGTGCGTTTCATTACTGCTCTTTTTTTGGTATCCATAGGAGCAAAGCATTGCACTGGCTGTGACACTATTCTGTTTTTTCGTTGTCCACTTGTACAACGATATTTTCTAACAAGACTAGTGCCTTTACGGCCCCATATTTGCTTTTCTTCAATAGGCTGTATGAATTCATGTACTAACATACACTTATTTAGTTATTTTATTGGAAGGAAATTAAAAGTACGACAATGGTGGAAAGTAGTCCAGCTACCACAGTGCCAGCGGCACCTATTATAACTTTCATCATAGCTTTGTTACCGCTTGTGATGTCTTCGTGTATGCGTTCTACTTTGTCTTCAATTTTAGATAGGCGACCCTCTAGTACCTCGTAACGCTGAGCGCAAAGGTCTACATGTGCTTCTAAATTTTCTTTTTCTAATTGGCTTGTAGCCATATTCTCTTCTCCATTGTACCCTTTCTCTGGGCAATTAGTAAACTCTTAGTTGGCCTAATAAATGGATGCCTCTGTATATGTGCCTTATTATAATTTTATTTATCATTTTCGTCAGATATAAAAACTATATTACAGTCATTTTCATGGGTTGTTGAAAAAATATTATTTTGTATATGTGCTGTTTCATCTAAGCCTGTAATAACAGGTACTAGATCAAAGTCTTGTAGTAACATATCAGTTGTCAATGCACCTTTGTATGGATTATCAAACTCAAATGTCCATACACGTTGTTTACCCTTAATACCTGTGCCAAAACCTAAATTGCCTACATCTACAACATTACTTTCTAAACTTATGGGATCTACGTTTACCCTTAGTCCTATAGTTTGAAACATGGTGTTATAGTTTGCTTGTTGATTGACTTGTTTTTTATCTTCACCTCTACGAGCTCGTGTTTCAGTGATATCAACAACAGTTGTCAGTGTAAATTTCATACAGTATTTACAGAGATAAAAAAAGGGCCCAGTAAAAACTGAGCCCTTTGGTATTAATTGTAACTAATATTAAGCTACTGCGAAGCTTGAAGCCGCTACACAAGTTGAGTCGTTACCAACACCATCGATGTTTTCGATACGTGCAAGCAATGAAGCCGCAGTTGTGTGATGACCGTCAATGATCACAGACATTGTTCCGTTTGCATCGTTAGTAGCATGTGCCATTACTGGATTGATTTCACGTAAGATCATGTCATAAACTGATCCATGTGATCCATCTACTGCACGTAGGTCTACTGCCGCGCCTGAACCGTTGTTAATAGTAATTAGGAACCCGTTCATGTTCGCTGTGCGCTCTAGAGTTCCAACTGTATTTGCACCGCCGTTAGCTGGTGTTACGTCATAAGTTGCTGCCATTTTTTTTCTCCTAATCTAAATAGCACTTCACACTCTGTGAAGTTTGTATAATGTATTTAGTCTTTAGTGGAAAAAACCTAGTCTTTGAGCGTTTTTTGGGCTCTTTTGTGTAAAATACGCAATTGTTGAATAAATGAGGGGCCTGCACGTACAATATCATGCACCATTTTTATAATAGGCATATAGGATTTAAGTAAACTTGCAGGAACACTAGCACCAGAGACTGCAAGCTCAACTGTTCGTCTTGCAAGGGTAAGATTCTTAGAACCTACTAAGAATTTATAATTTACAAAGTCACCTAGTCCAATAGGAATATCAGGCATACTAATTGTAGGTTCTGTATCTTTAACTAGACTAGTTTCAAAATCTTTTTCAACAGCAAGTTTTTCTAGATCATCAATTATATCACTTGAACGTAATTTTGCTCTTACTGCAAAAAGCAATCTTGTAACATTTTTTTTACGATCCACAGTTGTAAGAGTATCAAAGTTGCTGATAGCTCTACGCATATTTTTGTATTCAGTATTATTAATACGCAAAGCAGTTTCTAAACCAAGCAAGATATTTCCAGTAGGTTCATTGCCATTGGCTATTGCTGTTAAGTAGCCGTTTAGTTGCAAGGTTGGTAAATGTGTTCGCAAACGCATTTGTTTTGCTGATCCAGGATCTTTCAATTTGTCTTGTGCTTTGTCGTCGCCATCAACAAAATATATAAAGTTGTACAAGTCACTACCAGTTATCTTGAAAGATTTGTATCCAGGATATCTTGTTGTCATACTACAATAATTTTTTGCGGCTGATCTATATTTAGGGAACCTTCTAAGTAGATCAATTACTAATACGCTTAAATAAAGTCGTTCACAACAATCTGTATATGTCAACACTTTTTGGTTGTTGGCATTTCTTGTCATTCTAGCTTCGTGTAGTTCTTGTAAAAACTCCATATTAACCTCTTATAGATATTTTTGCATAAAGATCTTAGGCATTTCATGATAGTCTTTTACGTCGACAAAATCATGTAATCCACGGGAGTGTTGGATGTCCTTGATAAATTGTGTTCTAACATTAGGTTTGACATTTTCAGAAGTGGCCATCATTCTAAGCATTCTTGCTTGTTGTGGACTAACTTCAATTGTTTGACCGTCATCTGTAGTAACAGTTGTTACAGGATTTGGATTTCCTTGACTGTCTAGAATTTTGCCTAACTGTTCGAACATGCTAGGTTGTTTGAACCCCGCATCCTCGTCATCATCTCTGTCTAGTTCTGATCCGTGATTTTTCAACTTGAAATCATCAAAATCTTCTTTTACAATGTCTTTCATTTTCATAGTATTGGTTCCTTATCTTTGTACTGATCTGTTTGCTTTTGTGAAGTATTGGCGAGGTACTAATTTTATATCACCTTTAGGGTGAGCCAGTACATAACCTTCACCCCCTTCACCGTGTGTATCAGGAGCCGCAGGTCCGTGCGGTCCAATTGATGATTTTACTGTGGAATCATGACTGTCAAACTGTTTGATTATCTTATCTTTAATCTTCATTATTCCAGTTACTATTGTCCACATAGCATCAAATGCTTGTTTGTTCTGTGAAATATATTGGCCAATGTTGCGTTTTTTATTTTCGCTTGCATTACTTGCCCCAAGCCATTGAATAAAATCTACGCCCAAGTCTTCTAATCCTGTGTCTACTTTGTTGTTAGTATAATTGTAAAAAACTGTAGGCAAGTCTTTTATTTTTAATTGTGTTAGTGTTCCTACATCTAACATTTTATCGATTGCAGGACCATTTCTTGAAACAATTGCTTTCAAACTGTTAATATCTTCATCTTCAATTTTTGGTGCTTCCTGAACTGTCACACTTGGAAATAGTAAAACTTCAGTACCTTCCATTTGGAAGTTTGCAGGTACTGGTCCTTCCTGTCCTTGTTCATTAACCATTCTGTGAACAACTATTCCGCTTTTGCTTTGTCCTATCTTTTTTCCTAGGTCGCTGTTTACATCAACTTTGTATGAAACTATGTTAGGTGTAAAAATATATTTTCCTTCTTGTATTTCTGGTGTATTGAAATATAATAGGTCGCCTTTTAAGTATCCTCTAAAATTCTTTGGTGTTGCTTTTTGATATTCATCAAAGATATCTTTCATGTTTGTCGTGAATTGAGCATAGTTCTCAGCCTTCTTTGGATCTGGGTTGCTGGCTCCGGGGCGGGCCATAAGCATTTTTTGTAAAGCATCTGCTGACTTTGATCTTCCGTCATATCCTTTTGCTCCAAATCCTGACTTGTCGGTGAGTATGAATTCTCCATTCTCATTGCGCCCAAAAATGATTGCGGGAGATCCGTCCCATTTGACTGTGACATCTTGGTGCCCTCCTTCTTCCATACGCTTCAAAGAATCTAATGCTCTTGCGGCGCCTCTAGAACCTTCCCAGAAGACAATATCTTCTGCGTGATCAATACGAGCACCTTCATTTAAAATCTTAGATTCTACAAGTTTGATTTCACTGTATCTCATGAGTACATCTTAACGCTGTTTAGCAACATTCCACTTAATTCTTTAATTCTTCCTAGTTGTTTATCTTCTAGGCTTTCAGGTAATACCAAATCCATTTTACTAAAAGTTTCTCTTGCATCTGCAACTAATTGTTCGTAATTTGGTAAAGTTTTTGCTTTAGTAATAATAGTTTCAACTGATTCTAAATCATCAATCTGTGCTGTAGGTCCTAATAGTTTTTGTGCAATTTCTGCAGGGTCAGTGCTTACTATTTCATTTGTTGCTCTATCTACAAGTCCTGTGTTAGGAGACCATTTAAACCCTTGTGCTGTAGAAATGCTTGCCATAAGTATTTGACGTTCTTTGCCTCCATAAGGTGAGTTGCCACTAGCACCGCGTAGGCTCCACTTCATCCAGTCTGGCTCTCCAAACATTAAATCTGTTTGTACATATCCGTTTGCTTCATCACCATTAATAGGTGTTTTAAAATGCACACTGATCCCGCTTTTGCGAATCCAGTCTTTAGGGTTTTCATTTGGTTTATTTTTCTGTAACCAAGCCGCTAATTTTGCAACCATTTCGTCTTTGGTAACATCATTTGCATTAATTGCAATATCTAAATCGCCACTTGTATCCTTACGTCCTGTGGTTCCTAATTTGAAATCTCTATGAGGTAAATTAGTAATCTTCTCAAGCCAAGCAAGAGTAGTATCTACATCCTCTCGATTGATTCTTTGAGTTACCGGCTGTTTAGTCTCCGGATCCTTGAATATGTTACCGCCTTCATTCAGTTTCATTGTTTTCTTTGCTCTCAATTACTTTTTTCATGCCACGTTTGAACTTACGTGGATCACCGCTTTTTATTGCATTTATAAACCTACGTTCTAAATCACCTGCTGTATCTTGATCGTATGTGCTTGATATTCGATTGATAAGGTTGATACTGCTTTCAATCAAATTACTAGCAGTTGTTTCAATAAGCCTATCATTACCGAAATTACGGCCTAATTCATTCAACTCTTCTAGTATTGATCTCGTTCTTTTTTTCATGACTATGCTCCGTACTACTATTTAGCGTTAGAATAAATATGTTTGTAATAGATGAAGGAGGGTATCATGTCAATAAAAGATATGAATTTCAAAGAACGATCCTTACTATTTGCAAAATTAGCTAGTATTGCCTATAGTAATGTCAAAGACGCAAAAAGTCAAGCCAGATCATTAGGCTTTACCACTGTTGAATTTTACCAAAAAGACGGAGCACAGGCATATCGTTTTATGAATAAGAACGATTTGGTAATTGCTTGTAGAGGAACACAACCAAACGAATTCAACGATATAAAGGCAGATCTTAATGCTGTGCCTGTAATGGCAGAAACAATAAGCAGAGTACACAAAGGTTTTAAAACAGAAGTAGACGACCTATGGCCTATGATAGAAGAAGACATAAGTCGTAAAGCTAATGTCACTAAGAACTTATGGGTTTGTGGACATTCACTAGGCGGGGCTATGGCGACTATTATTGCCAACAGAGCAGAAAATAATATAGACCTAAACAATCCAATTGAATTATATACTTTTGGTTCTCCTAGAGTTGGATGGCCTACATATGTTAAAAGTTTTGGAACTGTGCATCACAGATGGAAGAATAACAACGACATAGTAACCACAGTTCCTTTATGGATAATGGGATACAGACATTGTGGTACTGAACACTATCTAAATGCTTATGGCAACTATAGAAATCCAACAGGATGGCAGAGATTCAAAGATAAATGCAGAGGTATATGGATGGGTTGGAAAGCAGGAAAGATTGATAGTTTTTCAGATCACAGTATGACAGAGTATATAAAACACATTGAACGAATGGATTGAAGCAACAATATAAATGAAAGTCTTTTTAGTAGTCATGTTTCTTATGCAAGATGGTAATTACCTGCCAGGTGATATTATAGCACCTGATGGATGGAGCAGTTTAGAGTTTGAAACTATGGAACAATGTTTGTTTGCAGAAAACCGCATCAATCAAAACTTTGCAAAAAGTCTATGGGCAGGAAAAGTCTATGGCGTGTGTTTAGAATTACCGAATAAGCCACAGATTTCTATATAAAAAGGCTACTAACAGACTCCTCATTTGTAACTCTACGGATAGCTTCTCCAAATAGTTGGGCAACACTAACCTGTCTCGTTTTCTTACAGTTCTTTGGACAACGATCTGAGATTGAATCTGTAACAACTAATTCATCTAAAACACTTTTTTCAACTCGTTGACATGCATCTCCACTAAGCACACCATGTGTGATATATGCTCTAACGCTGAGAGCACCTGCATCCATAATAGCCTTGGCCGCATTACATAGTGTTCCACCCGAATCTACAATATCATCAACTAGTATAGCATGTTTATGTTGAACATCGCCAATTAAATTCATTACTTCTGATTTGCCTGCTTCTGGTCTGCGTTTATCTACGATAGCAATATCGCCCTTAAACATATCGGCAAACTTTCTAGCGCGGACTACTCCTCCAGCATCAGGCGAAACAAAAACTGTGCCCGCTTGTTCTACATCTGGATCATCTACTAACCCAATACTTCTTCTAATGTCTTTAGCGAATACAACACGGCTTGTTAAATCATCTACTGGAATATCAAAAAAGCCTTGGATCTGTCCAGCGTGTAAATCCATTGTAAGGATTCTGTCTGCACCAGCACTTGTAAGCAGGTTGGCAACTAATTTTGCAGTAATAGGAGTTCTGCTTGCACTCTTTCTATCTTGTCTAGCATAACCAAAATAAGGAATAACTGCTGTAATACGTGTTGCTGAACTACGTTTGGCCGCATCAATCATAATAAGCAATTCCATTAAACTGTCATTTACAGGAGTTGATGTAGGCTGTACAATAAAAACATCTTCTCCGCGAATATTTTCTTGAAACTCTACGCTTGATTCTCCATCAGCAAATGTTGTTACTTTCGCTGGGACTAGAGTTGCGAAGCAATGCTCGGCAATCTCCTGTGCTAATTTAGGATTAGCATTTCCTGTAATGATTTTCATTTTCAAGTTTGATCCTTTCTGATTGAGTTGTTATAGTCCAATGCTTCTTCTAGTAGTGTCATTCTAGTATCTGCACTTGCAACAGCACTACGGATAGTTGCAAGTGTATCCTTAGGTAGACAATGCCCACCAAATCCTCTTTCTTGTGTAACATAACTATGGCTATCACCTATGCGTTCATCTTGCGTCATAAGTTTTCGTACAGTTTCAAAATCTACGCCTTCGCCTTTGCAATAATCAAATACTTGGTTAAAGAAAGTTACCTTTAGTGCTAGATAACTATTTCTAAGTTGCTTCATTAGGATAAGTTCTTCTG